TATTCGACGTTTATCCTTGGCTTCAGTCTTATCTCGGCGCTTATTGTCTGGGCGGCAGTGGCTCGTATTCTCTCCGCGTCGTGAGGGGTTGAGATGGCAGGCGCACTCGACACGCTTTTCAAGAACGTTGCCAAGCAGGTCGTTGCTGACCTGGGTAAATCGTTTGATCACACGATCACGTACACCCGTAAGGCATCTCCGACTTACAACACCAGCACTGGAGCGTTGACGACGACGGATACGGCTTACTCGTTTGACGTACCAGTCGAATTTGTGCGTTCTGAAGAGGAGACTGAGGCTGAAAAGCGCACGGCCAAGCTGTATGTCACGCCTGATCTAATCGGAGACAACCAGCCAACGTTTGAAGACACGGTAACGTTGAAGTATGCAGGGTCTAACCGTGTTGCTCAGATCACAGACATTCGCACCTACAAGGGTGATCAAGAATATCTGTTTATCTTGGAGGTGGTGTTCTGATGGCTAAATCAAAAAATCACGACCTTTTTGATTTTGAGACTGATTACGAGGCTTATTTTGATAGGGCTTTTAACAAGCTTATCAACACTATTTTGGATGATTTAGCTACACCTCAAAACAGTCCTGTTTACACAGGATACTTTGCGTCTAGCTGGAAAGCTCAGGCAGGCGGTGGTGTTGGCAGGGAAACCCAGGCAGAAAGTGATCGAAACAGGCGAGAAAGAAAACCATGGCGGGACGTTTATCACAAGCCAACTCCAGGCAAGGGTGGCGTAGAAACGCCGTGGGGTATTAAGAAAAACATGGGAAAAATTGAGCGACGGTTTAACAAAAATGGCTTTTATGCCAATTTTAAGCAATATAAAACTGTGTATATCGGAAACAAGGCACATTATGCTGCTTACGCCTTGGAGGATGGTCTAACCAATGCTTATATTCAAAGCATTAAGGGAAAAATTGATCAACTGTTTAAGGAAAATCCCGCTCTTGCCAGCATTAAGGCAGGTGTTGTTCCGAAGGCAAGAGTCGCTGGTGCAATTCCAAAAACGAAGACGGGCACGCCTATGCTGGAACCGCCTACAAGCGTCTTGACTAAAGACCCATGACTCTTGTAAACGCTAGAGCTGCTTTTGAAAAAGCAGTAACTGACGCAGTAGTGGCTGCGGACAACACGGTATCGATGGTTTACGACAACGTTCGTTTTACCACTCCGGGCAAGACTAAAAAATACGTGTCTATGAGCGTCACATTTAGTCAGTCAACGCTCCAAAACCATGGAGCAGCTTCCGACTATTACAGCGGAGTCATCCAGTGCAACGTCTATGTGCCTAAGTCTGCTGGTACGGCAGCTCTTGCGGCAGTTAGTGAGTCAGTCATTGACGGTTTAACGTCTGTCAACGCCACTGGCTACACCGACACTTTTAGTGTGTCGCCAAGAGTTTTAGACATTACTGGACCTAGCGCTTTAGAGCTTGAAGATCGTCCTCATTTCCTAGGAATCATTTCTTGCCAATTTACGGCAGTTGTATAGTATATTAGTTGAAACGACAATGTTTTATGCGTGCCACCGAGCTGCTTCGCAACAAGTTTGGCGTTAGCCAGCTTTACAAGCATGAGGTCAAGGATGGCGATGACGTGGTGCTTGAGGTCTATTGGCACCCTTTGACGATTGCTGAACGTGAGTCGATCCAGAAAAAATCCAATGAGGATGATGGTGCTGACTTTGCGTTGGCCATGATGATTGAAAAAGCGCTGGACGCTGACGGCAAGCGACTGTTCCAGGACGGTGAAAAAGCTGCATTGAAAAACGCAGTTGAAGCTGCAATCCTGCAAGACATCCAGCTAGCCATGTTGAATTCTGGAGCGTCAAACAAAGTGGAGGATGCTAAGGCAGACTTGAAAAGCAAGTAACGACTGGCTTTTCATTTACTTTCTTGCGAAAGAGCTGGGCATGACGGTAGCCCAGCTTTCGCGGCATCTGACTCAAGAAGAGTTGGTTGGCTGGGCCGCTTTCTACGAGTTGCGAAGAGAAGAAGAGGATAAGGCTAGAGATCAGGCCAAAATGCGTCAGGGAGCGCAAAGCGCTGGCAGGAGGTAAAGTAGGTCAATAGGTCTTTGGTCCGGGCTTGTGGCTGATTACGGCGTAAATATCAAGGTTGCGGTCCAAAACACCCAAAAGATTCAGGATCTTAGTAATCAATTAAAAAGAACAGGAGCTGCTGTTGATCAGCAGAATACAAAGCTGGCCCAAATGGCTGGCAAAACGCAAGAAGCTATTGCTAACGTTAAAAATTTAAATGCAACTTTAGCAGAAGCGCAAAAAAACTTTAATAAAGCAGTTTTAGGGACAAAATCTTTTATTACTGCAAGCAAAGATCTTATCGCAACCAATAGGGAAGTAACTCGCAGTCTTGCACAAAGAGCAGCAGCTTTGAAGAGATTAGAAGGTGGTCAAGCGATTGGCTTGACGCCTATGAGTTCAGAGGCAAAGCAGCGGCAATCGCAATTTAAAAAGCTAGAGCAGGCAAGACGAAACGCAATTAGGGATGAAAATAGAGCCTTAGGCACGCAACTTAGCACTCAAAACAAAATACTGGCAACAGAGAGTCGGCGTGCTCAAATCCAGATGAAGGCGCTTGAGCGCCAAGAAGAGATTTCAAGAACAATATCTGCTGGCCGGATGCGTCAGCGCCAGCCGGAAATCATGCGTCAAGAACAGCTAATGCTGGGCGCTCGTCAATATATGCGTCCAATCGGCCCAGAGTTGCCACGCATTATGCAGCCGGATAGGACTGCACAGCTTTTGACTCGTCAAAGTCAACAGCGATCGGCAATACTAAAAGAAATGAACGCTCTAAGTAGCAAGAGTGTTTTTAATAAAAACCTAGAACTTGCTTTAGCTAAACAGTTGATAGGATCAGACAAAACAAGAAACTTGCTGGCTGAAAAAATTGATAAAAAACAAAAAGACATGATTAGCAATCAGCAAGCGCTGGCTGCTCAAAAAGAAAGGGCTCTTGCTGCAGATAAAAAATCTCTTCTGCTTCAACGCCAACAAGGCAGACAAAGGATTGGTGGAGCGCTTAGCAGTGGCTTGATTGGCGGCGGTTTTCCGTTGCTGTTTGGCCAAGGCGGTGCAGCAGCCGCTGGTGGTGCGATTGGCGGTTTGGCTGGTGGTGCGATTGGAGGTGGATTTGGATTTGCGCTGTCCATTGTTGGTACGGCTTTAGGCCAAGCCATAGCAGACGCTGAAGAGTTTGATAAGAGCCTGATTGCCTTGAACTCAGGGCTTGATGGCACGGCCACTTCAACTTCGATTACGGCTAGCGAAATTAACGACCTTGCTGATGCTTTAGGTCGTACTAAAGATGAGACTATTGAGGCTCTTGCAGGCTTTAAAGATCTTGGGGCAAATACACAGCAGGTAAAAAATCTTGCTTTAATTTTTGGAAAAGATGCGGCAACTCCTGCAGCGCTGGCAGCAGTTGAAAAACAATCAGATTTAGGCAAAATTATTCTTGCCAACATAGGCAAAATTGGCAAAACAAGAGCAAGACAGCTTCTTACTCAGCTAGAAGCAGGAAATCAGCTTGAGGTTGAGCTTGAACTTGTTAAAGCTATTGCGGGTGAGCGAGAGCGCCAGTTAATAGCTGAAAAGGCTCGCATTACTTTGGCGGATCGTTTCTTTGCCGGCCTTGCACAGGCAGGTGCTGGAGCGGAAGGAATGGCGATTGCTCCTATTCTTACTCCTGAAGAATTAAGAGACGAACGGGTTGCAAGATTTAGCAAAAAAATACGACAACAGCTAGGTCTTGCTACTGCCGACGTAGGCGATGTTATTAACGGGCTTAGGGAGCTTAACGAGCTTGTTGACGAAGACGAAGGAACCAAGGCAGATCCAACAATTAACCTTGAAAAACGTCTTAATATTCTCAATAAGCAAATTGCTTCTGAGCAAAAATTTGTTGGCGTTAGCTCCGAGGGTGCATCAATTGTCAGGCGCAAACTTGCTCTTGAATCAAGAATTGCACAAATACAAGAAACTGGCGCAGCAGAGCGCAAGCGTCTGACAGACCAAGAAGATATTCGTTTGAGCCAGTCTATTGAAACCCAAGCGATTAACCTTGAAAACCTTAAGTTTGAGAGAGAAGCGACTGCTCTTATTGAGCGTCAAAACAAGGCTGGTGAAAAACTGCTGGAGCCTTTGCAGAAAAAACTAGATGCTATAAGAGATCGCAACGCATTTGAAAAAGAATATGGCGAGTTAATTATGAATGGCTCTACGCCTGCTGCGGCTAAGCAGGTAATTGAAGCCAAAAAGCAAAAGAAAGAGATTGATCGACTGGTAGAGAAGCAACTTGAAAGCAACGAAATTTTAATCGCAAACCTGCGGATCAAGGTTGCTGAAACGGAAGGAACCAAGGCTCATGCTGCTGCTGTTGATGCGCTTAACGATGCACTAAGGCGGCGTAATGAGATTGAAGAAAAAGGTCGTATTGCTAAGGGCGAGATCAAGGGAGAAAAAACGCCTGCCGAGCGCATTGATGAAGAAAGAAAGAGGATCCAGGGAACGCTGAACGAGTTGATGGATCCCGTTAATCAACTTATTTCGTTGGCCAACACCCTTGGAGATGCATTTAGCGAGTCATTTAAGGGTCTTGTTACGGGCAGCATGACTGCTCAGCAGGCGTTGGCCAACTTGTTCCAGCGCACAGCGGATCACTTCCTTGATATGGCTGCCCAAATGATTGCAGCTCAGATCAAGATGAAGATCCTGGGAATTGGCCTGAGCTTTTTTGGTGGCGGTGGAGGGGCTACAGCCTCTCAGGGGTTGAACATCAGCGGGGTCCAGCAGTATGTAACTCAACCTTTTAACGCTGGCGATTTTACGAATGCGTTTAGCGGTAAAGCGCTTGGTGGA